TCCCAGTAGTTGTTGCTCATAGCAACCATCCACCCTTCTCTATTAGTTAGTTCGCAAGCCTCAGGTTCCAATCGGGGAATCGGTCTGGCTCTTGCTACCAGTCTTATACGCTGACGGGGCTGGTGTGTCCGTTCAGGATTCTAGTTTGTTAGAAGTAGCCCGCTCCGCGTGCTTGAGATGCAAATGATTTGCTTCCAAGATTTCCTGGTTTACTTGCAAATCGTGCTGCTTCTCTTTCAGCCGCTAAGCGTAACTTTTCTTGTTCAGTAAAGTTCTTTTCCAAGATTGCCTTTTGAAGAGCATCTTGAACTTCTGATGTTTTAACGGAAGCGTTTCCTTCCATCTCTCTAATCTTTTGATATGCACCAGTTGCAGCAGCAACTTTGCCAAAATCGGTAAGCGCTGTTGAATAGTTATAACCTTGAGCAGCAAGGTCAATACCTTTCGCAAGGTCAGTCGTAACTCCCTGTACTCTTGCTGCAGCAACAATGTTATATCCAGAGATTTCTTTCTGTAATTGAGCAGCGCCCTTTTCTCCACCAATTAACGCGGCGGCTAAGCCAGAGCGTGTTGCTGTTGGAAAGTTTTCTGCAAGTACTTTCTTGGCTTCTACAGGTGCATTATCAATAGCATAGAAAGCATTGTTAAGAATACGTCCAACTTCTGCTACAGATTTACCCCTTCCAAGAACTTCCTTGCCAATAAATTCTGAAGTTGCAAGGTCTGGCATTCCAGCCTCACGAAGCAATGTTGCTGCTTCGTTTTCGGATGCAATAAATTCTGTAACCGTTGGAACGTCTACAAGTTTACCCGCTGCCAACATATCATCAAGCATAAACAAGCCTTCAAAACGCTTTGTAAATTCAGGTACTGTTTTATCTACACGTGCTTGACGGACTGCAAGGTTGATTGATTCATCAACAGTTGAACCTGTCTTATAGAAACCAGATACAAGTTTATATAGTTCCCCAACATAAGCCTTAGATGCTTCCTCTTTGCCAAATACAAGGGCAAACGTATTTCGGAATGTATCTGATGCAAGCATACGTTCAGGTGCTGTAATGTTTCCACCTGTTGGGCCTGGAATAACTTTTATTAAAGTCCAGCCTTTATTGTCATCCCAACTATAATCATTACCATCTTGTGGTTTGGCTGGTTTTATCCACTCTTTGCCACTCCAAATATATGCAGCACCTGGTTGTGATGGACGGCTTGGGTCGGTTACAGCAATTGGAATGGAACCATTTTTTGCTCTGCCATTAATATCAACATCAATTGGGCCTTGTAATGTGTTTACGGTTCCAGCCTTAACCCAAGTTGGGGCTTCTGGAACAACGGTTGCAGCAGGTGCAACTGGGCCAACGAATCCTGATTGTCCAGGTTGTACTGCTGGTGTTGGCATTTTGACGGCTGGAGTAAATGATGCTGGGAGTGCAATTCCTGCAGATGGTGCAGTCTTCTTAGGCGCTTGCGCCTGATAACGCATCCCTGATAACTCTGCCTCGGTTGGTTTTTTAGCCATATTAAACTCCGCCTCCTAGCGCACGAGCAAGGGCAGTTGCACTACTACGTGCTGCTTCATTTGCCCAACTGGTTGTTTCCGCATTAGGGTGGTTCTTTGCCATCTGCGTTAATTCAGCCAAAGTAGGTGCTGGCTTCTTTCCGTCTGGCCCACCTGCACGTGTCCACATTTGAACAATCTCATTATCCATAGGAATAGATGCTTCATCTTTTTCCCAGATTTTTGCAAGCATCTTAATAACAGGTGCAGCAAAGTCTTTGGTTGTAGAACCTGGCGTATCGGTAAAGCGTTGAGCAAATATTGGATATTCAATCTTTGCTTTTTCTGCTAGTTCAGCCTTGTATTGGTCTACAGTCTTGTTACCCATAGCAATATCTTTTGCAGCCTTTTCAACTTCGGCGGGTGATAGATTGAATAGGTCAAAGTCTGATGCAATTTCCTTAGCCTGTTGCAAAGCAAGGGCTGCCCTACCGCCAAGGGTTGCTGAGTCTTTAAAGTTAATCTTTGCCCATACAAAGTTCTTAGCAAACTCTGCTGGCTTAAAGAATGAAGGAAAACTTGCAGAAACTATCTTTTGAATATCTGTTGCTGTGGCACCCTTACCAACTGTGGTGCGGGCTTGCTTAACAACCGATTCAATTTGCTTATTAGCCTCAGCATTAAAGTCGTTCATAAACGCTTTTACATCTGCATCCGAGAACGTGCCAGCATATTGAGCATCTGCTGCTGATTGCTTTAATAGTTCTCTTGCAGAAACAGGTGTTAACTTTACATAATTTGCTGAAGTTACATCAGAGTTTCCAGACGAAGAGCCGCCCATACCCTTGACAATTGCGCCAACAATGGCTGCTAATTCTTCTTCTGTCATTATTTAATCACCTTCATACTGTCATCCTCAAAATATCTTTTGAGTAAGTCTTGCAACTTTGGGTGGAATGTTGTCATTGCTGTATCAATTGCGTTTAGATAGGACTCTTTGAGTTTAGCCTTACGTGGGTCTCGGTCAGGCAGTCCTCTATATATTCCAACAATCGTATTTCTGATAGTTGTGAATCCCTTTACGTCTTGCCATAAAGGTGAATCTCCGTGCTTTTTCATAAAAGTTTCATTGTTAACAATGTCACTTAATGCACGGGCATACTTAAATGAGTTGTCAGCACCTAGGGCTGAGCCTTGCTTTTCAAGCCACCAGTCTTCATTCTCTTTCTTAAGTTCAGTATCTGCATAGTTTCGTAGCGCAGCCTGTAATTCAGGAACCTGACGTAAGGAATTTTTACCGTATTTATTTATGGCAACCTGCTCAAGAGCATCACGAACCTTGGTGTACTTATCCCAGGTGCGGTTAATCATACGTTGCTTTTCTTCTTGTTCAGGAGTAAGTTCAACGTTGTTTAGAAGTACGCCATTTGGCAACTTTGTCTTAGGGTCTTTAAGGAACTTATAGACAGATAGGCTTGTCTCTTCTTTGCTTGAGTCAATATCTAAAGTTATAAGACCTACTAATTTACCTGTCTTGTCAATAGAAGTCAGGCTATCAATAAGGTCTGCGTTCTCTGTCCATACTCTTTTGTATGCACTTGCCGTAGCAGGGATAAATGTCTTTGAACTAGAACCAGAATATGTAATTCTATCTAGCGGGAAGTTAGGTGAAACGTTGGCTAGGAATTCATCTCCAGCCTTAGTTACAGCATCATCACGAGTTGCTCCCTGTTGCTGATATTTATTAACAAGTATGTTGTAATACTGTTCAAGCAATTGCATAGGCTTTGTATCTACTCTTGCTGGTACGCCAGCAAGTGACCAGAACTGCCAGTTAGCCTTTTGGCGAAATAAATCTCTAGCCTCTTTACGTATATCATCCATAGATGGCATAGGGGCGATACCCATTTCGGCAAGAGCGTAGCGATAGTTAGCAACAGACTTAACTGATTCTAAAAAGTCTCTATCGCTTTCATTACCAGTTAAGTATCGCACATAGTTCAATGCCCAAGTTGGCTTTAATCCACTTAATGGGTCTTGATTTACTCCATATGGGAACAGATAATCATAGGCTGGCCCCATTACCTGTTGCATTGTTTCTTCTCGTGAAGGCTTTGACTTAATCAAATATCCAACTGGAATTGTTGAGAAGAATGAAAGGGATGGAAGGTTGAGTAGGAATCCAATTGAACGTGCGTTCAAGCGAATGCCCTTGCCACCCATAAATCCTAGTTCTTTTGTTCCAGGAAGAAGGATAAACTGAGCCTTAGTTGGGTCTTCTACGTCATTGCCATATTGGTCTACACCAAATGACTTAAACATTGCCTGATAATTATGAAGGAATCCAGCAAAGCGAACAGGATTATTAATCGCTAGGCGACCATATCGGTAAAACGCGTTAACTGTTGCAGTAGGAAACGCTACTAAAGTGCGCGCTCCCCATAAGGCACGGTTTTTTCGGCGTACTGTGTAGAAAACCTTTTCTGTTTCTTCTAGCGCTTCACGAGTTGCTGCTGTGCGAAGGTCAACAAGCATCTTGTCCGTAATTTTTACACCCTGTGCTGCAAGAAGGTTAGCCTTACGGGCAACTATATCTTTAAACACCTTGTCTGCAAATGACCAGCGTACTGGGTTTTCTGGAGAAGTTAACTTCTGCCATATCTTACCCATAGCCTTGTCTGCTGCAGCCTCAATAGCGCCAAGTCCCTTGGCTCCTACGGATTCATCAATTTTATCGTACTCAAAATCATTAGGATGTAGTGCGCTTAACTTTACAGTTTTGTTTTCAGTAAGAATTTTCTGAAGTTCAACTGATGTAACTTCTTTTTCAAGAATAAGTTTACGAGCGCGTACATCTGGAACATAACGATTAAATAATCCGACTCTGTTCTTGACAATAGTAACAACTTGGTCAGGAGAATAATCACCAAACTGGCGAATATAAGCCTTACCCTCAGATGTCTCAATAGCCCACTTAATAATATCGTCAACTGTTCTACCCTCAAAGGCTAGGGTTACCATAGCATCGCCACGTAGTGTGCGGTTAGCAATGAAGGCTAGTTCCTCAAAGTAGATTGGGTCGGTAATATCTGTAATAGTTTTAGGGCCTCTGCGTAGCAAGATGTCCTGACGAGTTCCTACTGTAAGTTCATCTACATAGTTGAGTGCCGTTGTACGGGCATTCTCAAACTCAGCACGCATACCTGAACCAAACATATTCTCATCAAAAAGAGATTCAATTGGACGGTAAACGCCATCAATTACTTTGTATTCCGTACCCTTGCCGTATGAACGCTTCTTGAAATCTGCAGAGCGACCAGCAAATTTAGCCTGATTGTACAAAGCCTCATTAAGTTCGCTGACCATAACATCGTCAATCTGCTTATAAATCTTTTCCATATCAGCATAAATTTTATTAATGTTAGCAACATCTGGCATAAGGGTATTCATCTCAGCACGTGCTTGATTTATTTTTGATTTGGCGTTGGCTACGCTTGAACCATACTTTGCAAGAAAACCAGGTTTAGCATATTCATCTTTTTCAATAATAAATTTTTTATCAAAGACAAAACTTGGGTGAACATCTGTTGGCATATACTCAACAGGCCCCTTAGGGCTTCCAGTAGTAAATGGAAGTTTTTTATTGTTTTTGATTTGCTTAGGAAATTTCCCGCTTTTTGGGTCTTCAACCATTTCTTTGGCAGAACCACGTACAACTCTTACTGGAACATATGGCAGATTTTCAAGCATTGCCGCTTGTAGTCTATGATTACCTTCTCCAATATATGCAAGACCTGTTTCATTATCATAGATAACCATAATTGGGTCTTGATATGGCTTGCCATCGCGGTCTCTTGTGGCAAAACCTTTGCCTTCACGAATAGATTTTCTAAGAGCCTCTATTCCTTCCATATTGGTAAGTTCGTTACCAGACATATTTTTAAGCGCATCAGTTTTTACAAATCCAACTACACTTTTAGTTCCCTCAAGTCCACCCATTCCACCATCTGTATAGTTTTGGAGTCCTGGAAAAAGTTCAACTTTTTGCTCACTCTGCTTTGAAGTCTTTTCTAAGAAATCAATACGGCGTTGTAGGCTAGTAATTGTAGGAATATCTTCCTTGCCACCAAATGGCTTTGCTGCATCTTGGAAGTCAAGTTCAAGTTCATCAACTAATCTTTCAGCAGCGCGTAGTTCACGCTTAATAACTCCGAGATTATCTCTAACCATTGCAGGGCTTACAGCCCCAGGTGTCATATACTTCTGGGCTTCGGCTTGAAGCATATCAAGAATCTGATTGGCTTTATCTAGTGTTTGAGCCTTTTCTTTAACAGCCCTGTTAACAGCCTTAATTTCAGCACGATTGCCAATAATGCTGGTGCGCTGCTTAACTCGGTTAGTCGTATTAATTAAAGCATTGCGAGTCATTGATGGAATCTCATCAAGAATGTACTTTGTGCCTTGGCTAAGACCAGCGCTCAAGATAGGTTCAAGGTATGACTGCTTGATAATGTACTGTGGACGAGCAAGGACATCAAATGTCCAGTACTTTGTTATTTGCTCGTAAACGTTATCAAGTGCCGCTAAAGCATTTTCAGCCTTTGCTACATCTTTGTTCTTAGCATTACGCATTAATTCTTTTTCAATTGTAGCCCAAGGCGACATACGGAATGACTCGGCAAGTTGACGCTGGGTGTTGGCATTAACCATTAAACCCTTGCCATCGTAATCTATTCCATAGCCATTACGAGAGACTGAATCAAGATTCTTTGACATACGTGTACGCAAAGTAGATTGCAATTCATTAATTTTTGCTGTATCCCAGTATCCTAATGTACGAGCAATGTCGTGTCCAATTACTGAGTCAAGTTGTTCTAGAACTGTAAGGCGTTCACCGTCTGTTTTTGCAGCAAGGAACTTTGACACCCAAGCATTGCGATAATCTGTTGCTGTTTCAAATGTTCCAACGGAAGTTTGAATTTTATTTCTTCCATTTTTAAAAAGAGCCAAATCATCAAATTGGGAATTAAGTTCTACTAGACCATCAAATGGACGGGGGCCAGAAAACGTAATGAAACCTAGTGGCTTATATGTTCCAGCAAATTGAATTAATTTTACAAGCGCACCTTCACGGCGTGTGCCGACAATGCGCTCATCAATCCAACCAATTTTACTGAAGTCGCGTGTGGCTGCGGCAGCCTTAAGTTCATTAAGTTGTGTGCGTCCCTTTGCAAATATGTTTTTTGCAAATATAGGCTCCATAGGAAATGCTCCTGTTTTGCCAAGCATTAATGGAGTTCCAGATGGAGACATAAAAGCATCATAAACTTCTTGATACTCTGGATTCTTCTTAATTGAATCCTCAAACATAGCGCGAATCTTGTCTACTGCTACGCCTTCTGGTTGATAAAGTTCATTATCAATAAGATTCTTAGAGCGAATGTATCCAGGAAAATCTGCTAATTCTGCAAGGTCAGATGGACTCTTGCGAGCCAAACGGTCAAGCGCTGGCAAGTATCCCTTGTCTGCAAGAATATAATCCTTGATTAATGCAGGGTCATCTGCTTGTTGGATAAGTGAAATAAGTCTATCGTTATTGCTGGTGCGGGCAACAAAGTCAGATATAAGTGTTACATCTTTGCTTGCAGCAAGTTGATTAATCTCGGCAGCAGTAGTTGTTTGTCTTCCATTTATTCCAGCAGAGTTGATAAACTGAAGTCCATCATCAATATCGCTTTCATATTGCTGAAGAGTCTTACCCTTTGTTGATAGGCCAGCAGAGCGTGCAGCGCTTCTAGCAGCGGTAGATACAAGTTTAAATCCACCTGCGATAGCAAGGTTGCTTGCTATAAAATCTATAGGGCCAGTAAAGTATTTTCCAACAATATTGTCAGAAAAATTCTTTTGTAAATCCTGGTCATCCCAAAGGTCAATCTTATCTACTTCAATTCCACCCGCTTTGAATACAAGGTTAGAAACTGATTTATACCCTGGCATTAAATCTGACTGAGTAAATGCCACACCCATAGAGACTGTTTCGCTGCGCTTGTAGGCGCGAGCAATGTCATTTAGTTGAAAGCCTTTTTCATATTTTCCAGGAGAATATAATGGTGAGTTTGAATCGGAAAGTAATCCAACTGTAGAAATCGGGCGAGTAATCAAAGGCGAAATAATTTTCTCTTCGGCTGCGATTGCAGCCTTGAGCATTAAGTCATTTGATACTGCAGCCTCGTTTACTTCATAAATTAGGTTTGCTTTGATACCCTGTTGTGCAGCCTCAGATAATCCCTTTTCGGAAAGAATCTTTGAGGTTCCGATGTTTACTGCGGCAGGAAGAATTGTTTGAGATATAGCAGCAGATGGTGAACCAATCATACTTCCAAATGTTCCAGCAGTATATTCTACGCCGCTTACAAACGCTTTACCTATAGGCTTGGCAATATTATCTAGGAAACTATTCCATAATGACATTAGTTTCCTCCGCCCTTTGGTATGTCGCCAGTAATAGCGAAGATAAATTCATCTCTTTCCTCTGGAGTATTCCAAGGAATCATTGCAAGTTGCATAACAATGCCAGCGTTTTCATAACCTAATGAGTTAGCAAACTGGTCAACGTTATCAAATAGAGTTCCGCGTACCCATCTCTGCATTACATCTGTCCTTGTGGCAACTGCTCAATCAAGTTATTTACAAATCGCTTATATGAGTCAGGGGCATCTGGAATTTTTGCTGCTTCCATTAGCATAGGAATATATTTGGCTACAATCTGAGCATTTTCAGCATCACGAACATCACCAGTAAGTGACTTAGGAAGAACTTCTCTTCCTGGCCCTGGGCCAACAGAAGCGCCCGCTGTTATGGGTTCTGATGGGTTATCTGTTTCTGAAAGTAATGTATTAAAATTCATATTTGGTGTAGGCATTTGTGGGCTTGTTGCTCCAGCCATTGGTGCGCTCATCTGTTGTTGCATTGTTTCCTGTCCTTGACCATAAGGAAGTCCTGGAATATACTGAGCAGCCTGTGTGCCAGATTGACCAGCGCCACCTGTGGCTGAAACGTTAGCAGGATTATTCTGTGATGCAGTTGGGCGCATACCGCCTCTGTTCTCAGCCATAGTTTCCTCCTACTTAAAGTGTTTAATTTGAGTTTTTGAATAATAAGGGCCAGCGGTAAACGCTGTAATCTTTGCTGAAATTTCCATCGCTTCGTGAGCATCTGCTCCTGCATATAGCGCACCTAGCGCATACGCTGCGCCAGAACCTACTGCGTACATTCCATCTTTGTTTTTGCTTACGCTTAGTTCTTGGTCAACATCAAATATCTCACCACATACTGTGATAAGAAATTGAAATCTTGATTCGTTCTTAGACTCGTCAAAGTTGTAACCATTATCGCTTAAGCATTTACGAAGCGAAGGCATAGCCTTTGCAATCATAAAGTGATAAAGGTTCTCACGGTCTTTCTTGCTAGGAGTTGGTGGCTCCCAAATATGTTGTGCTACATCGCAGGGAAGAACTTCTCCTGAACCAGCAATTAAGAACGCACCGCGTTCTGCAATTTTTTGTATATCTGGGTGGTTATAAATCTTGCCACTATCGTCAGTTGTCTGGCTGTCTGCAACCAAGAAACAACTGTCTTGATATTCAATACCTATAATCGTTGTCATTGTCCCCTACTTTGTCTAGGCTCTTGTAACGACTCTTCCCCCAGCCTTACCTGATGCGGTTAGGCTTGAGAGAATTGTTTGAATATCTGGTTGTTCTTGCGGAGCCATCTCTTGAGGAAGAGCGCCTCCTGCTGGAGAAGCAGCGGGAGCAGGGGACGTTTGCTCAACCATTTGTTGCTCCCCAGCAGGAGGAACTGGTTGCTGCGGAGCGAATGTGGCTTCAATAGCGTCTTCCAGGGCTTGACCCTTTTGACGTGCCTTGATAACCGCAGCAATATTTCTTACTATCTCCGATGGGTCTTGTCCTTGTGTAGCCATCTGCGGAATTGCTTGAGTCATTGCAGTTAGCGAGCCAAGTAGTGCAGCACGCATATCTTCAATTTCAATCTTCTCAAGTTCTTGTGTTACGTTAACTGTGAATGGAAGTTCTCTCATCGCCATATCGCGTGAGATTAACTTGCCACCCAAAGCCTGTAGCATAAAGATAAGACCCTGTGCTGGGTTAAGTCCTGCAAGCATTCCATATCGGACATCTGCTGAGTAGTCATTCTTGATGTCTTTGGTTGGCTTGTAAGTAATTTCGTAAGGTGAACCAGAATCAACACCACGAATGGTCTTCTCTTCTGGATAAATCATTTCGTCTACTTCAAAGCAAATACCAATAACATCACGAAGTGCTGCGGCAAAGATTGCTTGAGCAGATTTAACTTGGGTGTCAAATGCACCCATAAGAGCCTGTACGCCTTGTCCTGTGACGATAGAGGCATCAATGTTTCCAGTACGTCCTTCTGGATAACGTGAACCAACTCGTAGTTCTTGATTAAGTAACTGCTGTTCTGTAAACGCACCTGCTGGAACATTTAGTTCTACGCGGCGAACGCCCGCTGGGTTTGATGTACGGATAACCGCATCTCCACCCAACTGTAGTTCTTGAACATCCTGGGGAAGCACAATAGGAGCCTGAACAGACTTTTCTGCTGCTTCCATTGCAAGCAACGCAAAGCGGTTGCGTAGCAACTGAATACCAAGTACATCATCAAATTGTCCACGAAGTTCTCCGTCAACGGATGGCTTACGCGCAACAACTACCATCATTTTACCAAGAGGATTCTTAGCAATAGACAACACTAGGTTGCCCTTTGATGGGAGATATATGACTGACTGGTCTTTGTCATAGTAACGAATCATCTCAACCTGAGTATTTAAGTCTTGCTTGTAGCCGTAGCCACCAAGTAGTTCTCTTTCGTAATCAGGAAACTGGGAGACGAGTTCGCCCAATGTCATCATATATCGTTTAGCAAATGCCACACAACGTCCATAGCGGTCAAACTCTGGGTAAGCCCCAATAGGATTTTCTATGCGAATACGTGGCAGTCTTGCTTCTTCGTCTAATTCAATAATGAAAGGGACGAAACCGTAGGTGATGTACCAGTCAGCACCTGAGTACATCTGTACTGATAAATCTGAGTGCTGGAAATAGTTAGAGGCGATACGAGTACGCTTATCAGCAAAAGTACGCGCTCTATCAGAAACTTGGTTGGCTGCAGAACAATTTACTGCTGGCAGCGGAGCCATAACTTCAGACAAGTCACGGGCTACGATGTCAATAAAGTTTGCGACTACGTTTGCATCTACGCCATCGGGGAAGAAGTCAGGGTAGACCTCAGCAATTTTTCCTTTACGGACAGCGAGTACGTCAAGGTTGCGAGCATCGCGTTCGTGATTACGGTGCTTGAGAGAGTCAACTCTCGCCGCAATCTGCTCCATTGATAATGCCATTTGCATCCTATCCGTATTGCTCTGCCCATTGGTCGGCAAAGGCGTTGTCTAAATTGATAGAGCCACGAGAAGACATTTGCGCTCTCGTTGCCCAACGGTTTGATTGGTACTGACCCACTCTGGTTGACTGCTGCATTAACTCTCGGATGCGGATTACCGCAAACCAAAGAGCCATAACGCAGTCGGTAGGGTTTTTAGTATCTGGCTTCCAAGTAATTAACTCTTGTACCAGGGTCTTCATTCCTTCTGAACCTTCGTTAGAAGGTAGTTCAATAATGTTGTTATCTTGGAAGCGTCCATCTCGGACTGAGCCAAAGAGGCTTGCCATAGATGCCACACCGAAAGATGTGTCCCACTTGTTCTTGCCAGTAAAGTGTGAGTTCAACTGGCAACCGTAGGAGGCTAAAAAGTTTCGCAAGTTATCATCAAGGGCGTAAGCCTTCTGATGGGCGTTGATTTCAATACGCAGTTCTTGTGGGCGGTACTTGTCCACCCAATCCTCAATAAGACTTTGAATCTTAGCGGGGGTAGGTTCTGTCATATTGATGCAATCTAGAACGTATATTCTTCCGTCTGTTCTATTGTACGAAACAACCACCGCACCAGTTGCACCTGCCATAGCAGGGTCAAGACCAATAACAGTATAGAGATTTTCAGTATTTTTCGGATGACCTACAACCCCTTGTTTGAGTGGGCCACGTTTACGCATTCCGTTGACGGAACCTGCAACGCAGGTAGGTGAGAAGATTGAATCTTCTTGGACATCTTCTTGTTGGTAGACCATAGCCCATACTGAGGGGCTGACCTGAGAGCGGCGCTTAAAGAGAGAAGGGCCATCCCACTTGGGAAAATTTCCATTTGCTAACGCATCGTCCTTTGCATTTTCTTGTTGGTCAGATTCAGGCCACAAGGTTTTCCAATTAAGTGGGTCTTCATCAAATTCTAAAACTGCTGGCATAGCGCAGTAGGTGAAGGGCGATACGCCTCCAGACCATTGCCCAGGGTCACGAATCATCTTATAAAGGTCAATGGGCGCGACACGGGTTCCTACAATAATTAGTTTTCCGTGCCGCCCCAGACGTGTGATAACTTCCTTCTGAAGCCATTCAAGTTGCTTCTCCCACTCGTGGGCATTTGAGTTCATCACAACATCGTCTAGAATAATCAGGTCGGCACGTGCGCCGTAAATCTGAGAACCGAAACCTAGGGCTTGCACCGTAGGGTCTTTCTCACCTGAGTCACGTCCCGTACCTAGATAAATCATATCGGCAGACCATTGGGTAGCATCTGCTTTGTATCCACCGTTAGGGCCAAAGGCTACCTGCAACTTTGTGTAGGCTGGGTGGGAAAGTCTTGTCTTAATCGCCCCAAGGAACTTACGAGCCATACCTTGCGTCTTGGAGACGATGATGACTCGCATATTGGGGTTGGTCACGATTTTGTATGTGACGTAGTTGGTGGTAATGGTAGTTGACTTGGCGTGTTCAGGAGGTACGTTGATTAACACTCGGTCAGGTTCGCCTGGCTCATAGGTCATACCTGCTGGCTGCCACCTAGGGTCTATGCCCTCCATTAAGTCCAGCCAGTTCAACTGGTGGGAGAAGAGGCGGGAGTCTAGGAACTGCTCGCAGAAGTCGGGGTAGGAAATCTCTTTAATGTCTTTAAGGTCAGCCTTGACCCCTTTGCCCACTAGGCGGGCTTTCTCGGAGCGTTCCTTAAACTCAGGGGAGTTCATCACCCATTGTCTGAAGGTGGTGTCATTTCGGTTGACGGTAGCCATAGCGGCTGTAATAGTCAGACCTTGCTCCAGTTGGAGCAGTACTCGCTCCTGGGCTTCTACCTTGGAGATGTCCACCTTGCCTGGTTTGCGTCCCATTAGGTTGTCCCATCCTGCGCCCCTTTGGGGCATAAATATAACATTAAAAACGCTACCTGTTAAACGGCAGAATTATGGCAATATATATAATATATTAAATAATATAATTATAAGCGAGCGAGCCGAAGAGCGATGCTCGCTCTATATATATAATTATATATTACATATATAGATAACCTGTAGTTTTACCCAAAACCGAACACTAGGTTCGGATATATTTTTAAAATAGTTGCCCTCTGGGCAAAAGTCCTGCTCAGAGTATATATGGGGGCTAATATAACAGGAATTTTTAGGGTGAGTATATAATATATATAGCGTGCAGATTTAATAACCCTAGGGTCAAAACCTCTGCTATGTTACCCATCGGTAACTCTAAACCTCTACTATAGGGTTATACCTTAATGTTTTCTGAGTGTTTATATAAAGAAATAGTTACTTAACATAATAAAGTTATCAGAATGTAATCATTGGACGGGGGAC